TTCAAAATTTGTTAATTCATCACCGCTATATCCTTGGGCATATAAATGCACTAATGCTATTTTATATAATTCAGATAGTATAATACGTTGGATTCTATCAATTGTACGAGCGAATCTAATATCTTCGGCAGCTAATGTTGCTTTACCTGTCAAATCTTTTTCGTATCCCATAAATGCTTTAGGCACTTTAAGGGCAGCAAATAATTTATCTCTTAAATATGTTACGTCTGTAATACCATCAAATTGTAAACCTTGAGCCGTGTCAATTTTAGTTACAGTGTCATTACCTCTTACAGGGATATAAAAATCCTCTAGTAAGTTTTGCATATTGTATTTTAGATTGTATTGACCGGTTTCGTGATCAATCAGCGGGGTACGTTTTAATGTTGAAATAGTTTTTTGCATGAAGTTTTCTACTTCAGCAGGAGGAATAGAACCAACGTTAATATAAAATATTCTTCTATCGGGGCTGCGAGATATTCTATTGATTAACATTGCGTCTTTCATTAGAATATATTGCTTAAATAGCCTACGGGCAGGCTCTAAATATGAACGACCATAAGGAAGATAGTTAACATCTGTTATTAATCTAAAATGGGCCATTTCATAGTTATCAAAGTAGATAGCATTTTGATCTTTTTCAAATGTATTAGGTACACCATAATATCCTGATCCACCTGAATAGAATCCTTCAGGAGAATATTTGAATCTTACAGCATTTGGGTGTTCGGGATCGTAATTTTCTTGTCTTTGAATATGATAAGCTGTATAAGGAATAACATTATATACTCCAAATTTTTCTGCTATTTCAAGTTTTAAGAAAAAATCGCCGTATTTATTCATTTGGCGAATCCAAGACCATAAATTAAACTCAATATTTAATACATCATAAAATAAATTATACAATATTTTTTGAATGTCTTCGTTTGAACTTCTGATTTGGAGTACTTCTCCCATATCGTTTTTTAAAGTACATTCATCAGATATAATATCTAAAGCAGAAGAAATAATAGCATCGTAATCCATAGTATCATAATCTGAGTAGATCATGGTACGAAGATATTGGTAGTTTATATTTAATTGTTGTCCAAATAAAGAGGTAGAGGATGGAGAATATAAACGATTATATCTATCCATTATAGAATTTGTTGCTACATCTCCTGTTGTTTGGATAGAGTCAACATCAATTACTTTTAATTGGTTTCCTCCTTGGTTGCGAATAATGACGTCTGTTGAAAATAGACGTTTTAATCGGGTGAATAAGCTAGTATCTGCCATTGTTTTTTATTATAAATATTATAGGAGCCAGTTAATGCTCTCTTGTCCGTATTTTGTATCCATTAAATATGGATTTGCTACTCTATTTGAGTTATATGCTCCAGCTGCTGTATTTTTTGTAATACTTCCAAGAGCGGCTCGGGTCATATCTAAACTTTGTTGTTGGAATTTCAATGAAGTATCACGTAAATACATTCCTATAGCAAATGACATTACTAAGTCATCGTTATACCCGGGTTGTGCTTCAGGTCTACCATTTTTCCAAACAAATACTCTCATTTCTTCAAGTAAACGTTTAGATTGTATTGTGACACTTTTATCTCCAATATATTCTCGCATTTTGTTTACTACAAGAGGACGAGTTCTTAACGACATAGTAAAACCAGGGGTCATACTTGAGTCTCCTTCGTAAACTTTTAAATATGATTCTGCAGTAAGTTGATCAGATTTAGGAGAATGATATAGATTTCTATAGCCTCTTTCTAAAATAGCATCTAAAGTAGCCCAACCAATTGTAGCATTTTCTACAACTAATAAGGCATTATTATATTCTGTGGCAATAGCAACTAACATATAGCCAAATTCTTTTGGGGTCATTTGACCTCTATATTCTGCTATTTGAGAATTTGTAGCAATATCAATCACGTGAAATGCAGAAAAATCTTTACCATCTCCTCTAGCTACGTCTGCCATAACCATATATTCTCTAGAGTAATCAGCAGATTCCCATATCCATAAGTTTTGATCTGCTCCCCTACGTTCCATTGGATCTTTAAGAGTAGTAGATTTAATAAAATCTATCCATTCACTATAAAATACTACATCACCTGAGGTGTTAAAATCGCAATCACATTCCTGAGCAGCCAATCTAGGGTCACCTAATAATTCATCTTGTCGTTTTCTCCATGATTCGTCTCGTTCAGGATGCACATACCAGGGCAATTTGATCGGTAAAAAATCATTATCTGCGTTTTCTGCTCTAACCCATGTTTGATGGAACCAGTTACCTGTTCCGTATGGTGTAGATAATACAATAGCTCCACCACCTGTTGCTAAGGTTTGTTGTGCTGAGGCCCATATCTCACCAATATTTTCAATGAATGCTGCTTCGTCAATTAATAGCAAAGATACTGCTTCTGATCTACCGGCATCGCTAGCGGCTGATGTTGCTTTAATAATTGATCCGTTACTTAAGCGCAATGAAAGTTTATTATTTTCGTCTGCTGCTACTTTTAACCATGAAGGTAAATTATCATACATGAATTTAACTTTGGTTACCATGTTTCGAGCAGTTTCTTGTTTCGTGGCAATACAAAGTACGTTTTTATCTTTATGAAAAGTCATTAACCATAAAGAATATCCGGCGGCTAATGTTGATATACCTAGCTGTCTTGATTTAAGTACGATAGAATATGGGTTGTCTTTCCAAAGTTTTAATACTTTATCTTGGAAAGGAAATAAATTAAATAATACTCTACCCCTTTGAGGATGTTGAATATTACAATACTTACGCATAAAATGGCCAGGATCAGTGGCACATTTTATGTATTCTTGTCTAAGTACTTCTTTTATATTTTGTTGTTCACTCATTTACCTAGTTTCCAAAGCAATTTGAACGAGCCTTGTGGGGTTAAATCTTGATTTATCCCTACACCCACACCAATTGCTTTACGTTTTTTGGTTCTATATATAATTTCACCACCAATATAACCAAGTTGCCTTGGACTTCCAACCACTCCTACACCAGCATACCATTCTCTATTATTGAGATAGATAGTTTTTTCAATTGTGATTTCAGGTATTTCCAAATTTGATTGAACCTTACGAGCGATAATGTAATTTTTTGTTATAGTGTCACTTATTACTATGTTACCAAACGTATCAACTTGAACTGTATCTTGATAAGCGTATTTGGAATAATAGTCTTTTAATATTTCACTAGTGTCTATTGATCTGTAGAATGAATCTGTTTCAAATTCAGGTACAGTGTCCACTCTGGTTCTCCATTTGGGAACATATACTGGGGTTTCAACTTTAACTGGGATTTTTTTAATTGTTGTTTTAATCTCTATTCGTTCCTCTTGGGTTTTATCAAGGGTGAGTAGATAAATTATAATACCAACTAATACAGCTATTATTGAATAATGTAATATTTTAATCTTCATCTTCTAGTTTGCTGAACTTAGTCTTAAGCTGGTTTTTGCGTTGAGTAAGTTCTTTCATTTTGGCTAAAAGCGTTTCTTCTTCTTTGGTTCTTTCTGTAGGTTTTTTAGCAACTATAGCTTTAATTTTACCGACATTGGCTTTAAGTTCCTTAGCAATTTTAGTAAATTCGGTTTGAGCTTTAGCTAAAGATTTTTCTTTTCTAATTTCAGCTTCTGTAGGTTCTTCTTCGGATTCAGATACGGGTTTAGCTTTAGGGTCAAAAGTAACACCTATTCCTTGATCAGCAAGTTTTTTAACAGTATCCTCATCACTTGTAACTGTTAATTCAGCTAAAATAATTTCTTTAATATATTGCTTTAATTCGGATTTTTTCATATCAGTTTTTCTTATAAATATTACGGAAATATGGTAGATATCACCTTTTCAACTCGTTCCTCAACAGAACCCGATAATTCAATTAAATTTTTAATTCTATGATTGTAAATCCATAGCGTTTTACTGATAGTTTGATCTATTTTATCTCTATACTCTGCATTTGTTTCTCTAACTCCATTATCCTCAATAGCAACTCCTACAGGACTAACATAGAAAATGTAATCATATTCTTCGATTAGAAACTTAGCAGTATTCTCAAATGTTTCCTTTTCATATATGCTCATAGATTCAGAACATTGACTAAATGCTATAACATCAATAACAGTTCTATCTGTAATAATGTTTTCGCATAATAGTTCAGCCGAACGTTCAGCTAAAAATACAAGTTGTCCTTTGAATGTTGAATCTGTGTTTAATGGAATACCTAAACTATTTAGATATTTTGAACGTTCAGTTCTAGATTCATAATCTTTGAATAATTTATGCTGTTTTAGAGCATTGACTAAAGTTGTTTTCCCGCATGACATTGTTCCGCAAAAACCTATTTTCATATAACAATATTTTTATTATTTAAATATAACAAAGAGAGCTTGGTTTCCCAAGCTTTATTTTAATACCTACTTGTTCCTGTAACGCTAGGTTTTTTGTACCACGGAAGTCCTTCTCTATCCTTGCGTGCTTCCTTCCATTGTTCTTCTGTTTTAGAAATACCATAAAGATAGTATTCGCGTTTACGCATGTTACCTTCGGGTATTAAAGCAGGGCCGTCCCAATTGTGGAGCTTGCCTTCCCATATATATGCTATTGTGCCGTCGGCTTTAGTGAGTTTTTTGGTGAGTTCCCATTTTTCCATAGTGTTATTTTTTTAAATTAAGCTTTCCGCTACATAAATACCATGAGCACCTGAAACTGTTATACCACGAGCTGATAAAGCATCACCTACAAAGTGCACATTTGGATATTTAGTTAGTGACAAATCGTTGTAATTTACAAGAGGCTCTGGACTCAGATATTTTACCTCAGGAATATATATCCCCCAATCATCTTCTAGTGTTGGGAATACTTTTTTCATATCGTCAATAAAATCTGTAATATAGCTAAAATAGCCTTGAAAGTATTCTGATACTACTTGTAAACCCATCCAATTAATTTGATGAGCTGATACATTATTACCTTCAGATGTTGTTGATGGTTTACGTGAAGGGCTATAATATAAACCAGTTCCATTTGATTGTATTTTAGAAACTAGTTCACGTGACCATTCAAACGGATCTTCAATGCCATTAATTTCCATCAAAATGCCAAAATTGGTCATATCGTTTTTGTATTTTGGGTCTTTTTTAGCGTGTCCATTGTAACTAACATCGCCGTATGTTTCTTCTACGGCAACATACGCTGCATTATTGTTTGTACAAAAAGAGCGAAGTGAAACGCCTTTATCTTCAAATTTTCTATAAAGTTTGAAATCATATGATATATCGATTAGTTTTTGGAAGTGATGTTGTGGTGCTTCAAATCGAACACCAATTTGTACTGATTTAGGTTCATCTGGGAGTTCATATTGTTTTGCGAGGGATTGGGCAAAATCAATACCTGATTTGCCTACTGCAAAGATGAGTTCATCGTAATGCCAGTCTATATTTTTTTCTTGAACTTCTCCGACAATATAATTATCATTAAAATCAATATAATTTACTTTAGTTTCCCATTCAAATTGTACACCTTTATTAACTAAATAATCGTACCATCTTTTTCCTATTTCGTGAAGATAATCGGTACCAATATGATATACCCCAAATAAACGTAAACCGAAATAAGGTTTAATAAAATCTGGTTCTTCGGTGGGGTTGGAGTACATAATTTTAGATGGATCAGGATGAAATCGTTTCCATGTTTCTATAACTTCATTCATTAATTGGTATGCTTTTTCTTTACCGCAATATTTTGATAATTGACCACCAATCATATGATGATAGGTTAATTTGCCATCAGAGAACCCTCCACTCCCTAGCCATCCTGACATTACTTCTTCAGGTTTACGTTGGTATGGGTCTTTTCCCATATCAATGATAGTAATAAGTTCTCCAGGGTAGCCATTATCTATTAATTTTGTTACAGCATGTGCCCCTGCTACTCCTCCTCCAATAATTACAATTTTTTTAGTATATTTATTCATATTATTTATATTTCCATTTATATCCAAAAGCTGTTTTTTGTCTCCCTAATATACAATCCTTTATTTGAGAAGTCACGTTACTTTTTTTATTTGTTTGTTCTTTTACCCATACCGCAGCTTGTCCTTTGCTTTCCCATTCTTTAATAATATTATTTTCTAAATCACATTGCAAAACTGGTTTAGCTTGTTTACGTTTTGCTATCCCCATTGCTATTTTATGGGATTCTGAGAATGGTTTTGGTTTTCCTTTATTGTTTTGACTAATTTTTTGCTTGATTTCATCTGTATAATATTGAGAATGATTTCTTTCTCTTAAAGTTTTACTTATTTTTTCACCGGTTCCAGGGCGTGGTCCTTTCATTTTTTGTTTTTGTTCTTCAGTATAATTTGAAGGGCCACCCCCTCCATTATTTTTATTTTCCAATTTAAAACCCCAACATTTAAATTGTTCTATCCAATAACTTTCCCAAAATTTCCAATCTTCAACTTCGTCTATGACATAAGATTGAATATCTAAACCATATGTTTTTCTATGAGAGTGTTTTCTTCGAGTTGAATCTTTTGCTTTTCCAACGTAAAATGGAATCCCGTTTCTTTCTAATATATAAATTTTAATCATGTTGTTTTTATTATACATATGTTGAAATTCCATCTGTCCATCCTCCAGTTAACTATTAAATATACATAAAAAAAGTGGCGTCTCCAAGTTTGGATGACGCCACAGCTGTCAGTTTTTTTGTTAAGCGACCTGCTATGAATAGGCCTGTACTTTGTGTATCTTTAATCTAAGTGTTCCTGTTCCTTTTATAACACGGTGATATTCGTGTCTGGGTATAAATATACGAGAGTTTAGGGAAGTCGGCAACTGATTATCAAGTTGTAGTTTCCAATTTGTTTTGCCTATGATTTCTACTATGCGGCTTTCATCGTCCCGATGCCAAAGTAGTTCTATGGGGTCTATATTTTCGTCAAATTCACGAATAATATATTTGTCTGTGATTTCTATATCTGTGTAAGGGCGCATTTTTATTTACGTTGCAAAATTAAATTAAATGTATCTTCTTTAGTAAGAATGTATCCATTTAAATTTTTTATATATATTTTGTATAATCGTATTCTTTTAGGATCAGAACTAATTTTAATTTGATTAGGCTTAAAATCAGATAATGCTTTACGTATTATACTTATAACGGTACTCATAATACGATATATATTTCCTTTATTAGTTTTAATTTCAAAATCAACATCATCATCCTCATCATCTTCTTCATAAAGCACGCCAAAATCAACTTTCATTTCTCCTTTAGATATATCAAAATAAACTACATATTTAGTACCATCTTCTGTAGTAAAGAATGCTTTATGTTTAGATTTATCATAGTCATATTCATATGGAGTTACAGATATTTCTCCTAGTTCCTTTAGTATATTTATAAATTTAATCATTTCTTTTATTCACGTTATATATAGCTGTCTGTGATTTCTATATCTTTATACGGCTTTGTCATCTGTAATTGGACCTCCAACAACCCAAGCATCGCAAGTTCGAGCTGCGGCGCATTTAAATTTTAAAAATCTACAATATCCTAATTTACCCGCTTCAATTACATCATACGAATCTTTTCCAGACCCTATCCCTTTAGCAATACAATCCAATGTTTTAGTTGTAATATCGAATGCGGCACAATTGCCACAGCGGGAAGTTTTAGCTTCTTCTATAGAATCAAGCTTCCACATATCAACTTTGGCTTGCCAAAAATTTTCGTTGGGTTCATTTGGATTCAACGGCCCATACCCATATTTATTTATAGCTTCTTGCCTGTTTTGTAAGTTCAACTCTATGTTTTGAGTTGGGGCTGGGCATTGGTTTAGCTCAGCTTCGCTTAATATGTTAAGTAGTTTTATCATATTATAAATATATGTTTCCTTTTATACCCGGGTATTTTGCTTTAAGTTCTTCTTCAGTGTATTTTTTAGATAATGGGGTATTGTTTAAATTTAAATAACCACTAACTTTAAGACCATCGGGTAGTGATTGGATTGGTGTATTATATAAAACTAAATTAAGTCCAACTGTGAGATTATCAGGTAATGATTTAATTCGTGTATTTGATAAATCTAAAGTACCCCCAACTTTAAGGTCATTTGGGAGTGATTTGATTGGTGTATCATCTAACCATAAACCATTTCCAACTTCAAGACCATTTGGAAGTGATTGGATTTGTAAATCATTTAAATATAAATCACCTCCAACTTTAAGATTATCGGGGAGGGATTGGATTGGGGTATTATCTAAATGTAAATCACCTTCAACCTTAAGACCATTAGGGAGTGATTGTATTTGTGAACTATTTAACCATAAATCACCTCCAACTTCAAGACCATTTGGGAGGGATTGGATTGGGGTATAATCTAAATGTAAATCACCTTCAACCTTAAGATTATTTGGGAGTGATTGGATTTGTGACTCAGTTAAGTATAAATCACCTCCAACTTTAAGACCATTTGGAAGTGATTGGATTGGTGTACCCACTAAATGTAAATCACCTTGTGAACCATCCTTAATATACTGTTGGATTTTCTTTTGAATAGCTATTTGATAGTTCTTTTGGCGTTCTTCGGGGGAGCGCCTTGGAACTAGGATTTGGGTTTCCTTGAGTATGTTAAGTAGTTTTATCATATTATAAATATATGTTTCTTTTTACACCCGGAAACATTTTTTTAAGTTCTTCTTGTTCGTTCTGTGTGTACCCTTTTTTAATTAATTCTTTAGCTAGTGGAGTATTACTTAAATCTAAATCACCTCCAACTTTAAGACCATTTGGTAGTGATTGGATTTGTGTTTTATATAAAGTTAAATAACCCCCAACTTTAAGACCATCAGGAAGTGATTGTATTGATGTGCGCATTAAATATAAACCACCTCCAACTACAAGACCCTTTGGTAGTGATTTAAGATTTTTACAATTACCTAAATATAAATCACCTCCAACTGTAAGATTATCAGGGAGTGATTGGATTGGTGTATTACTTAAATCTAAATTACCTTGTGAACCATCCTTGATATATTGTTGGATTTTCTTTTGAGTGGCTATCAAATGGTTCTTTTGGCGTTCTTTGGGGGAGCGCCTTGGAACTAGAATTTGGGTTTCTCTAAGTATGTTGAGTAGTTTTATCACGATATTCCTATAATATTGGTAAAAGTATTAATATCTTTTTTAGATATTTGCTTGTCTAAACCATCGTATCCATCAATTTGCCCTTTTGGTAAAACTGCCAATGCCGTCACTATTAAACTTTTCCAACGTTTAGGGAATGCTTCTTTTAATTTATTTATCATTTCCTCAGATTTTACTTTTATATAGTAAAATGTAACCCCACGACTATAATAGTAATCATTAAAATGGTCTGGGGCTTTATATGTTGTGCACCACGCTGAGTCTTTTTTTCCGTCTCCACAGTCTCTAAATGCAAATTGGGATAAACCTAGTTTACGGGAAGCTTCGTGGGTGTGGGGGGTTATTATAAGTAAATCTGAATTGTCTATGATTGTTTCATAATCCGATTCTAGATCTTTAATAGATACAGCATCACCTGATTGGTTTATAGCATCAACTTCTTTTTTTAGGTCTTCAAAAGATTTGAATTGGTTGATATCTTTGGTTTTGGCTTTACCTTTGGTTAAGAATGTATTGTATTCTTCAACTGTATTTCTTAAATCGTCAATGTCAGTGACTGTTTTAGCTGCCCATTGTTTAGCCATCCAGCCTACATACTTGCGGGTTGGGGTAGGATCTATTTCTATAAGTTGCTTTAATTCATCTTCAGATAATTTTCCTTGTCCAACATAGGTTTTGGCTTGGCTTACATTTTCTACAATGTATTTCTTGTTTTCTGTGAGTAGTTTGCTGTGGGTAAATTTCATTTTATTGATATTTTTAGTTATAAATATATGTTTCCTTTTACATCAGGCACCATTGCTTTAATTTCTTCTTCAGTATATTTTTTAGATAGTGGTGTATTTCTTAACCATAAACTACCTCCAACTTCAAGATCATTTGGGAGGGATTGGATTGAGGTTCCATCTAAATTTAAATTACCCCTAACTTTAAGACCATTTGGTAGTGATTGGGTAGGTGTATCACCTAAATTTAAATTATACCTAACTTTAAGACCATTAGGCAGTGATTGGATTGGGGTATTACTTAAATATAAACTACCCCCAACTTTAAGATCATTAGGCAGTGATTGGATTGGTGTGTCAACTAAATTTAAATTACCTCCAACATCAAGACCCTTAGGCAGTGATTGGATTTGTGAATTATTTAAGTATAAATTACCTCCAACTTTAAGATTATTGGGTAGTGATTTGATTGGTGTGTTTTCTAAAGATAAACTACCTCCCACTTTAAGATCGTTTGGAAGTGATCGGATTGGTGTATTATCTAAATATAAATTATCCCTAACTTCAAGACCATTTGGGAGTGATTTAATTGGTGTTTTACTTAAATTTAAATTACCCCCAACTTTAAGATCATTTGGTAGTGATTGAATTTTGGTATTATATAAACCTAAACTACCTCCAACTTCAAGACCATTTGGAAGTGATTCGATTGGGGTTCCATTTAAATTTAAACTACCTTTTGAGCCATCCTTAATATATTGTTGGATTTTTTTTTGAAGAGCTATCAAATAGTTCTTTTGGCGTTCTTCGGGAGAGCGCCTTGGAACTAGGATTTGAGTTTCTCTAAGTATGTTGAGGAGTTTTATCATATTATAAATATATTTCCCCTTTTATACCAGGGTATTTTGCTTCAAGTTCTTCTTCAGTATATTTTTTAGATAGTGGTGTATTTCTTAACCATAAACTACTCCCAACTTTAAGGTCATTTGGTAGTGATTGAATTGGTGTATTATCTAAATTTAAAAAACCTCCAACTTCAAGACCATTTGGTAGTGATTGGGTTGGTGTGCTGGATAAGATTAAATCATCTCCAACTTTAAGATTATCAGGTAGTGATTGGATTGGTGTATTATATAAATTTAAATTACGCCCAACTGTAAGACCATTTGGAAGTGATTTGATTGGTGTATTACTTAAATTTAAAAAACCTCTAACTGTGAGACCATCGGGAAGTGATTGAATTGGTGTATCACTTAAATCTAAATCACCTTGTGAACCATCCTTAATATATTGTTGGATTTTCTTTTGAAGAGCTATTTGATAGTTCTTTTGGCGTTCTTCGGGGGAGCGCCTTGGAACTAGGATTTGGGTTTCCTTGAGTATGTTAAGTAATTTTATCATGTTAAAAATATATGTCTCCTTTTATACCCGGGTATTTTGCTTTAAGTTCTTCTTGAGTGTATTTTTTAGCTAGTGGCGTATTTTTTAAATATAAATCACCCCCAACTTCAAGATCATTTGGTAGTGATTGGATTGATGTATCAGCTAACCATAAACTATCTCTAACTTTAAGACCCTTTGGAAGTGATTGAATTGGTGTATTACTTAAATCTAAATAACCTTTAACTTCAAGACCATTTGGGAGTGATTGGATTTGTGACCTACTTAAATTTAAACTACCTCCAACTTCAAGATCATTTGGAAGTGACTGTATTTGTAACCTACTTAAATATAAACTACCTCCAACTTTAAGACCATTTGGTAGTGATTGAATTGGTGTATTGAATAAAGTTAAATAACCCCCAACTTTAAGATCATTTGGGAGTGATTGGATTTGTGACCTACTTAAATCTAAACTACCTCCAACTTCAAGACCATCAGGGAGGGATTGGGTTGGGGTTCCACTTAAATCTAAATCACTTTTAACATTTAAATCCTCCTTTGTTAAAGATTCAGGAGCGTATATTAATTTAACTTTAAAGGGTAATTTGTATTGAGGCTTTTTATCCTCGATAAATTTAAATAGATTATATATAGTGGCCATTTTTAAATTATTGGAGTATCATCTTTATCCATAAATTGATCATTTTCATATGAAAATTGATATTTTTCTTCACTTCCAGGTTTAATAAATATAAAAAGAGGACCTGATGATATGTATTTGTTAAAATAGGATTTGGTTTTACCAGTAGCAGTACACCATTCGGTGCCTGAACCCAATTCGCATGAAACACCATATAAATCTTTACGACCTTTTGGTAATTCATATACATCAAACCCATCTACTGATCCCATATAAAATTCTTTGTATTTATCTGAGCGAGCAACTCCTTTTTGTTGGGAAGGATCTTTGGTTTCCTTATTAGCTATCTCAACTGATGTTTTGATAAATTGAGATATATCGTTGGTGGTTTTATATTGATTTATATCAGAATAAGGGTATGATTTTTTATTTCTATCAAATATTGAAAAATATTTTTTATATTTAGAAATATCTTCACTTTTAATAGTCTCATCTGCTACTTTTTTGGCTAACCAGGTAGCGTATGCTGATTTATTACCTGTAGCATCTATTATTTCTTTAAAATCCTCAGATGATATCTTTCCGGCATCTACAAATTGGGTTTTTAACTGGTCTATTGAAACTTCTGTGATTATTTCTTTTAAAAGAGTAGTTAATAGATAGTTATTTGAGATTAAAATTTGTGAATTTTTTTTCATGTTGAGGAGTTTTTTCATATTATAAATATATTTCTTTGTACACCAGGGTATTTTGCTTTAAGTTCTTCTTCAGTGTATTTTTTAGCTAGTGGTGTACGATACAAAATTAAATCGTCTCCTACTTGTAAGTCTGGTGGTAGTTTAGTAATATTGGTATCTCTAAGATCTAGATCATCTTTAACTTTTAGACCACTTGGAAGTGATGTGATGTTTTTACAACCTTCTATATCTAACCTACCATTAACTATTAAATTTTCTGGGAGTGATTTGAGATTTGTACAGTTAATTAGTGTTAGACTACCATTAACTTTAAGACCATCGGGAAGGGATTGGATTGGTGTACCTTCTAAAGATAAACTACCTCCCACTTTAAGATCATTTGGAAGTTCTTTGATATTTGTTCCTCTTAAATCTAAATAACCTCCAACTTTAAGACCATCGGGAAGTGATTTGATTGGTATATTTCTTAAATCTAAATCACTTTTAACATTTAAATCCTCCTTTGTTAAAGAATTAGGATCATATACCAATTTAAATTTAAAAGGAATCTTATATCCTCTTTTATCCTCAATAAATTTGAATAGATTGTACATATTAAGTAGTTTTTCCCCATTTAGTACCTTTACCCGGATCTTTACATTTGGATGGTGTTGGACGACATGAAGGATATTTTGAACGTATTTCGCCTTTTTGTCTCCCACATGGTTTGTATCCTGTTATTTTTCCGTCTTTGCGGATTGGTGAATTGCAATCAACCCAACCTCCTGTTTTACCCGGTGCTCCTTTACGTTTGAACCAGGTACGGAGTGTTTCTTTTTGTTTTTCGGTTAAAATTTCACTTGTTAAATCAACAATCCATATCAATGGATCAATTCCTTTATCTACTAATCCTGCTAGTCTAGTGTTACCGGCAACCAAATCATAATTGTTCTCATCAAATTTTACAGCAATAGGGGTTTCAATAGTGCCTATTTCAAATGCTTGTTGGAAGCGTTTTTTTTTATTTGCTTCTAAAGTACCAAAATCTAAATCAATATTATCTAATATGTCTTTAATCTGTGAGTACTTTATAGTATGCCCCTTTTTAACTAAGTCAATCCAACCTTCTTTGCCCATTTCTTTAAATTCTGGGTAGCGGATAGCTTCGTTCCATTCGAATTCAAAATTTGGTTTTTTGTATTGTATTTTAGGTTCTTCTTCTTCTTTAATACCTTTCCATATTTTACCCTTACGGCATCTAACTACAGCTCCTGATTTGTAAGCTGATGGCTTATCGAATTTGCGGTCTGCAATGCGTAAGCATCTGTCGCGTTTCGATTTTTCCTCTTGGAGGATTTGTTTGAGGATGGAGATAAGGTTCATATTACCAAAAACCGCTAAAATTTGATTTTAAACCAAGTAACTTAGCATACCTTGGAAGTCTACATGACCAATATGATGCTTTAGTTCTATCTTTTTTATTAGCACAATCGTGTCTTTTAGCAAATGCACGACGGGCTTCTGGGTTGTTTATTTTAGCTGATAGGCCTGTAGTGTCTCCAAAAGATACTTTTTTGATACCACCACCAGGTTTTCTTACATAAACATAAAATTTTTTAGATCCACCACGTTTTGGTTTGCCAATTGGAGGTGTTTTCTTTTTTTTATCTGCTTCTTCTAGTTCAACTTCTTCCATTATAAAATCTAATGGAACCTTTTTACCTTCATACATCCCAAATTCACCCAATTGTGTTTCGGTTAGTATTTCAAGATCGTCTTGGTTTTTAATGTCTATAATACCGCGAGAATACAATGCTCTTGCCTCGGACCATAAATCAAAATAATTTTGTGAACCCGCACGATATACGTGTTCAGTAAGCGGTTTATTATTGTCTATATGGTATTTAAGCCCCTCAGACAATATTTCCCGTGGTGCGATTGATTCATTGAGTATAGGCGCTAAGGTACGTTTATCTTCACAAGTATTACAACCACAAGAACATGATTTTTCCTTTAAATTGTATCCTTGGAGGGATTCTTTGATGAGGTTGCGGAGTGTATTCATTTTACTTTTTTAAATTGATTTCCTTGCAATTCATATACATTTGTTGCTTTAAAAGCTACAGCTTTAGTCATTGCTATTGCTTCATTATTTTTTATCCCAAACATAGTTCTATCTGCTCTGTAGCCTGATGTAAGATATGGGTAGTATTCTCCTTTAGGAAGTTGAGGTGGAATAAGTTTGTATTCGGCGGTCAATTCATAAGTATTGTCTTGAATTGGTTTTAATGAAATATTACCTTGAAATATAACAGTAACATTATCTTTGCTGTATTTACTATCACCATATTTTGGGCCATATATTAATTTTCTAATTAGTTTTTGGTCTTGTATTGGTGATACGAATCTGGTTTCTCTAGGAAGCCCTTCTTGTTCTAGGTTATTCTTCTTGAGCCATTTTTTTAAAGCATTGTTAAATTGCTCTACTTCGGGTTCATCAGCATATGATGTGTATCCACTCCATCTTATAAAATCAGAAGCATCGGCATATTTTCCTCCTGCTTTTTTATGTGATATAAATACTACAGGATTATCTTCTTCATCTATT